TTCTAGTACAAACCAAATCAAAACAGAATAGAAGGATGACAAAAATGAGGACAAAGAAAGCTGCTTCTGAAGACGTGGCTCCCATGCGGCCAACATTGTCCCCAGAAGTACGAGAAAACCAGATGATTTCCCTGGCAATGGATCTGGTAGAGAAGCGATTGCGTGAAGGAACGGCATCTTCAGCCGAAACGACTCATTTTCTGAAACTGGCTACGGTCAAATCAGAACTGGAGAAGAAAAAGCTAGAAGCCGAGAACACGCTTCTACATGCAAAGGCCGATGCTATTCAGGCAGCCAAGGATAATGCCCTTCTTTACAAGGAGGCAATTAAGGCAATGCGCGAATACGGCGGGGTGGAAGATAACGATGAATCAGAGAACTTATTCTGAGCTCTGCCAGTATGCGACCTTTGAAGACCGGTTCCATTATTTGCAACTGCATGGTGCTGTTGGGCATGACACATTCGGCTTTGACCGATACCTGAATCAAGACTTTTACCAGTCCAGAGAGTGGCGGATGTTTCGTGACAAAATTATTGTTCGAGACATGGGGTGCGATCTTGGCGTTCCTGACCATGAGATTACGGACTGGGTTGTCCGAAGTGGAAAACTTATTCGACCACGCATCATCATTCACCATATAAACCCTATTACAAAAGAAGACGTGCTGGAGCATCGAGAGTGCTTACTCGACCCCAATAATGTGATTTGCGTATCCGACCGAACGCATAAGGCTATTCATTATGGGGATGACAGCATTCTGGAACCAGTATTCACAGAACGAAGACCGGGCGATACCTGCCCATGGAGGAAATGACATGAATAACGAAGCAATGATGAACCGCGCAAAGCAGCTGGTGGTGGACTACTTTAACGCCCATGTGGACGTGACCGACGGTAAGAAGCTGACGATGGAGGATGTGTTCATCGTGTGGTTCAGCAAAACTCTGCAGAACTGGAAGGCGCTTGTGAGCACCACCGTATCCGACGGGATGTATTACGAGATCACTCACAATGGCGACAAGAACGAGACCTATCTGGATGCCTACAAGAAGTGGGACAACAAGTGTATCTCGGACTAAGGAGCAACTATGGACAGCATTCTCACTTCTGTAAAAAAGCTGTTGGGTCTGCCTGCAGACTATGAGGCATTCGATCCGGACATCATCATGTACATCAACACTGTGCTGATGATCCTTTCCCAGATGGGCGTGGGCCCGAAAGAGGGTTTTTTCATTTCCGACAAAAGCGCTACTTGGAACCAGTTCATTGCTGACCCGGTGAAGGTGGAAGCTGTGAAAGCTTATGTGGCAGTCAAGGTGCGGCTGCTGGGCTTCGATGTGCCGCAAAGCAGCGTGACCAAAGAGGCCCTGCAGAATACCGCATCCGAAATGGAGTGGCGGCTGAATGTGGAGCATGACCACCCGGAAGAGTAAAGCACTTACCTTATTATAATAGGAGACCAGAAGATGGCACTGTCAAACACGGCCACGCCGATTTATTATGGCCGGTTTCGAGAGGCCGTGATTCGGGGTGAAATTCCGGTATGCCGAGAAGTCTCCATGGAGATGAACCGGATTGATGACCTGATTGCAAACCCAGGCATCTACTATGACGATAAAGCAGTTGAAGGTTTTGTCAAGTTCTGCGAGAACGAACTGACCCTTACTGACGGCGGAGACCTGAAACTGCTGGATTCCTTCAAGCTTTGGGCAGAAGAGATATTTGGCTGGTACTACTTTGTGGACCGCAGTATCTATGTGCCCAATCCCGGAGGACACGGCGGTCACTATGAGCGAAAGCGTATCAAGAAACGGCTTATCACGAAGCAGTATCTTATCATTCCTCGCGGTGCCGCCAAGACCATGTACGACGCATTCATTCAGAGCTACTTTCTGACCGTGGATGTATCGACCACCCAGCAATGCACCACAGCACCAACCATGAAGCAAGCAGAAGAGGTTCTTTCACCGATCCGTACAGCATTGGCTCGGTCGAAAGGACCTCTTTTGAAGTTCATGACGGAGGGCAGTTTACAGAACACGACTGGCGCAAAATCTGACCGTGTGAAACTGGCTTCAACCAAGAAGGGCATCGAGAACTTCCTGACGAATAGTTTGCTGGAAGTGCGCCCGATGACCATTGATAAGCTGCAGGGTCGAAGAGACCGTGTAGCAACTGTTGATGAATGGCTGAGCTGCGACATTCGGGAAGACCCCATCAGTGCACTTGAACAGGGTGCATCGAAGAACGAGGACTACCTGATTGTAGCTACCAGTTCAGAAGGTACCGTCCGTAATGGTTGTGGTGATACAATCAAAATGGAGTTAATGGACATCCTGAAAGGGGAGTACATCAACCCCCATGTGTCCATCTGGTACTACAAGTTGGATTCC